CTATTACCTCGTCGAGGCCCATATCTCCGCAGTTATCGAGGTCAAATATGTGAAGTGCCTTAAAATTGATCAATACTTTGGTATTTCCCTTGGTAACAACCTTTAATTTCCCATTATCTAGGGCCACTGTCTCAACATCAAAAGGAATGGGCAGCAGTGATCTTATTCCGAGATCAAAGATGCCTTCGTACCATTGGCTCTTTATGCGTTGATAGCCTACAAAGTGATGAAATGGGCGCTGTTCGCTATTGATTATCAGGTGGTAACCATGCTTGCGCGCAAACGAGACCGCTTCCTCGCGCCACCCAAGGACTATGTTGTCGAAGGTGTATTCAAGAGGAGGCAGTTTCATCATAGTGCTAGTATAGCACCGATGATTGGTTAGGTCAAGAGGTTATTCTACTCTTTATCCCATGTCCTCTTTTTTCCATTGCCTGTATAAAGCAATAGCCGCCAAAGCAGCGCCGGCGCCAAGTAGGGCCGGTGCGCCTCCCAAGATTGTGGCAGCCACACCGCCTAGGCTCAAAGCGGTCGCGGCCGGGGTGATGAGGTCTTCTCCTGTCAGATTTTTGATGGACGTCTGGAGCCTCTCGGGGCTGAAGTCGGCGGCCATGTGGCCGGCCACGGTGGTCGGTCCGGCGGCGGCCCTCAATGTCGGAGGAAGCAACGCAATGAGTTCCCGGGACTCTTTGTGATCACCAAAAGCAAATTTCGCGTATCGTTTCGCTGTGGATTGGGCCCAAGATTCGTCAGCGTGCTTCGCCAGCATTCCGGCCATTCTCTTCACTGCGCCCGGGAGTTCAAGTTCGCGCCGGAGCCTGATGTCTTCTCGACTATTAAAGTCGGCGACTCGGGCGGGGCGAGTGGGGTCGTCGGGCACCCCTTCCGAAATCTCCTGCCCAAGAGATTGGTCCATCTGCTTGCGAAATTCAGGATCTTTCAAAAGTTTCGCTATGGCTTTGTGGCCCTTAGGAGATGCTAATATCTTTTTTGCGCTTGCAACAACCTCTTCGGGCTGAGGTTTCTCATCCTCTTCGCTGAGGTAGTTGCGCCAGTTCTCTGTGACCAACTGGTGGCTTTTAAAACTTGAATATTTGCTCATGTCGCTATCTCCGCGTATTATAAATAGTCTAACTATCCGTTAAAATACCGATTACATGGTTTTCCTTGATGACTGTGAAGGTCTCGCCGTTGTGCTGGATGTCGCGGAGCATGTGTGCTTCCACAACAAGCTGCAATCCGGCGCCCCATATGGTTCCGTTTTCGCCCGAGCAGTTGACTACTTCAACCACCGCAAATGGGCTTTCTACTGCACGGTAATCCTGGGGTAGCAGGATGGCGCTTTCTTCTGTGTCTGTGTCCTCTACGGTTCGCACCGTGAGGTAGTTATTTACTGGTGTTAGTGTCATTTGTTTTCCTTTCTAACCACACTTGGCAAAGCCGCAGTTCTTGCAAGTCACGCAGCCTTCCACATATATTAATCCTTCGGTTCCACACTCGCCACAAGTCTTTTCGGTGGCAGTCTGTCCGTCTGGAATGTAATTTTTTAGGATCCTGGCGATACACTTAGCAAAACTAAACATATCGGAGTCTCGGTCTTTCTGGAGTTGTTCCACCACATATTGAATATTGGCTCCGTGGCGTAACCCGAGCGATATCATACGAGTAAAGCCACTCTGATTAGGATTATCAAAAACCTTGACCAGATCCTTTACTATAACTGTCTCGCCATTCTTCCCAACCTTCAAGTCATAAATAGAATTCATTGTCTTGCGCGGGTTCTTTACCAGTATACCTTCGGCTTTATCTCTGGGAATCTCGATAAGATTTGATAGTCCTCCCATAACCTCGTATGGCTTGTCATCCATCATCCCGACCATAACAACCCATTTTTCGCCGTGGATAGTGGTATGGTGGATATTACACGGCAGTTCGATGGGGCGCTTGGGTGCTGTATGTTGTGGGAATTGCTCAGTATTCTCGGTTTTCTTGGTCACCAAGACACCAGAGCGGGAGCCTTCCACATAAACCGTGAGCCCCTTCAGTCCTCGGCGCCAGCCGTCCATATAGAGTTGTCCTACGAGTTCGGGGGATGTCCCTTTTGGAAGGTTGATGGTGGAGCTAATGCTGTGGTCTATACTTTGCTGAATTACTGCTTGGACTGCAACTCTTTGTTCCCAGTCGACACTGTCGGCTTCAACAAAGAAGGCTGGGATTGGGCCCGGGTCTTTGAAGGGGTGCTGGTTGAACCACTCCTGTACATTATGATGCTTTACTTCGTATTCAAGCCACCGGTCGCCTAGGTCATCGATGTGATCAGGCGTTATGTCCTGCTCATCGTGCGATAGTTTGCGCCGGCGTGTGTATGTGTTACGGAATACTGGTTCCAGGCCCGACGATGTCTGGGACATAATTGAAACTGACCCTGTGGGCGCATTTGTAAGAATTGAGATGTTGCGACGTCCGTGCTTGGCTATCATTTCCTTTAGCCTTTTGGGAAGGCGCTTGATAAACTCATTGTTTTCCTCGACGCTCCAGTCGAAGGCCGGAAAGGCGCCACGTTCTTGGGCAAGATGAGCGCTCTCCTCATAGGCAGCGTTGCGCAAGGTCTCATAGATTTTCTCAATAATTACCAGCGCTTCGGCACTATCGTAGGCTAAATTTAGGCAGGCGATTGCATCAGCCAAGCCATGGGTGCCCAGGCCGGTCCTTCGTCCAGCATGCGCGGCATTATATAGCTTATTCCACAGCTCGCGTTCGTCTGGAGTGTCGGCATGTTGACGAATATTCTCAAGCTTTTCTAATTCTAATTCTACGAGATCATCGGACATACGCATGCCAATCGTGGCAACTTGCTTGAGTTTAGAAAAGTCAAAGTCTGCATTTTTTTGGAAAGAATTTTTTACGAGGTTTTTTAAATTGAGAGAAATTAGCCTACAGCTGTCATAGGCTGATAACGGTATTTCTCCGCAAGGGTTGGTGGTCTTCGTCTTGAATGCTGCATACTCATGCGCAGGCAGGTTCTTTGTGATATTGTCCCACATCAAAAGGCCGGGCTCGGCTGTGGTGGTGGCGGACTCAATGATATCATTCCATAGAGATGCGGCATCTACCTGCGCACTATACTCAGGGTGCTCTGCATCGACTGGGAACTGTAGGCTGAATGTTTCATTATTCTCGACGGCTTTCATAAACTCGTCCGTTATTTTTACCGATACGTTGGCGCCCGTAACCTTGGTGAGGTCGCGCTTCATCTTAATGAACTTTTCAATATCTGGATGACGGATATCCATCGATATCATCAGCGCGCCGCGGCGGCCGTTCTGTCCTATCATCCTACATACATATGAATAGAAGTCAGCAAAACTCCAAGCCCCAGTAGTAGTCCGAGCAGAGTTGTTAACGGGAGCACCCTCGGGACGCAGATCAGAAACATCAAGCCCAACGCCACAGCGACGCTTAAACAAGTTAGCAAGGTCTTTGCCAGTGTCCATAATGGACGAAACATTATCCTGTGGATTATCGACAACCACACAGTTAGATAAAGATACATTAACATAATCATTTCCTATTCCCATCATCGGTGAGCCCTGTGGCACGATGTATTTAAAGTCTTTTAGGTAAGAGTAGATCTCAGTCTCTGTAAGATGGTTGGACTTGCGGGTGATGAATTTATCTTCCATCCGCGCGAACTCTTTGGCTAGCCTTCGGTGCATATCGTCGGGGGTTTTTTCCATAAAGCTTCCCTTCTTATCTCTCAGACAATACTTTGTCATAAAGACATTGGTTGCCAACTCGTCGTCACCAAAATATTCAAGAGTTGCCTCTCGAACTTCATCTTCACTAAACATTATACTCACCCTCCGTTATTCTTTTTAAACTTCTTATATTTCTCGACTAAATTCTCTTTTTGTTTCTTAACGCTCACTTCAACCACTTCGTCTTCTTCGGATGGTTCAAGCACCTTGATACACACATTTGCTGTGTCCATAAAAAGAGGAAACACAAGGCCGTCTGGTCCGTTACGGTTCTTAGCAACGAAGAGGCGCCCTGAGTTCGCTACCTTGTCGTCAATCGTTCGGGAGATAGTAAAGATAAAATCAGCGATGAAGCATTTGTTGAATGCCTCAGAGATTGATTCCATCGTAATGACTTCTGCGTTAAGTCCAGACCGATTCGTCTGGGATGCTGTCCACACTGGTGCCTCGTACTCTGCTGCAATACCTCGCAGCTCTTCATAAATAGATTCGAGTTCGTTCCTTTTCTCTTTTAAATAACGAACCGGGCGAAGTAAATCTCCGTAGTCTACAATGATCATATCGACATCTATACTGCGCATGCGAAGCTTTTCTAAATGATTCCGAATAGTTTGAGTGCTCGCCGTCTTGGTCGGATACTCTTTTACAATAAGTCGACCAGAAATATCCTGAACTTCTTCATAAATTTGTTCTTTGAATGACGTCAGGCTTTGCAGTGGGATCTTGGTAAGGCACGAGTCATAGCGAGATGCGACAACCGTGTCCTGCAGTTCGAGAGTGTAGTGTACCACTGTCTTGCCTTCGCGAAGGGCTTGAACACCCAGGTGTACCAAAGCCATAGACTTACCAGCACCAGTAGGGGCGATCACGACGCCCAATTCCTTCTGGCCTAGGCCTCCCTTGCAAATGTCATCGATAAGCTCCCAGCCAGTGCTGACCGGGTTGCGGAAGCGTGGCTTGAACCTCTCTTCGAAGTCCTTCTTATAGTCATAGCCTTCGTCGTTGTCCATCCCCAGCTTGAGTGAATCATTTATCACTTGAGAGATTTCATCGAAGGAGGAGTTCTGCAGAAGCCCAATAGACTTCACCATCGCAGACTTGAGGTTTTGCTTTTTGCAAAAGTCGAGCGCCGTATCCTTAATATATTCCACATCGGTGAGGGCGTTGACTTGGCTCCTAACATAGTACTCTCGCACCTGTTTAGAGGTCAGTTCGTTCTCGTTATCTAGCTCAGATCTAAGAATGGTCTTCATGATATCTCGCGACGGGTGAACTTCGTACTTCTTACGATAATCAAATACCTTATTCAAGAAGCATTTAAGATAATTCAACTCCAAAAAGTTTACATCTAGTACTTCCTCGATCTGATCCGCAAAAGCCCGGTCATCAAGTATGACCATGCAAAGCTTTTCTTGAAATGACTTCCCATATTTTGAGAAGCTCATTGGCTCGCCGTTTAATTTCATTGCTGTCCCCATTGCCTTATGATACTACTTCTGTAGCGCTTTGTCAAGGCAAATACGGTTCATTGTCGCATGAAGATCGTCCCAGTTGAATACCCCGAAGCCGTCCTGGTTCATCATGCGGATAATCTCCGTCTTATTGTAGTCGTAT